CTGCTTGTAGATAATCTGCACCCCAGTTAATGTTTTTTAATTTATTAACATTAACTATATCAGTACCATCTAAGTATTGAATATTATCATCCTTAACATAATCAGGTAGCTTAATAAGATAATATTTAACACTCATATTTGTTAAATAACAACTAGGGACACTGACTAAACCACCACAAGATGATATATACTTAGAATATTCTCCATTTAACCTACCTGTATACCCAGTAGTCCACCCACAAGTAGTCCACCCACCATCAAAACACCACTTACTATACAATACAGTAATAGGACAAATGACTATATATTTCTTATCTACAATCCACTCATAAAACAATCTGTAATTTGAAAAGGGTGGATTTGTAACGATAATATCACAGTTTTGCTTTATTTTATCAGAAACAGAACTACCATAACCACCAATATCATACTTTCTTATAATCTCATGATTCCCATCATACTTAAAATAATTTCCATCAATATCTAAAGACTCTATACTAACAATCCCTAATGCTGAGAAATTATCAACAAAATATTTAACAAAGTTAGACCTTAAATAGTTATCACATGGACAATATACTCGCATACCACTAAAATTATGATGACGTAACTCAACTTCAACAGTCTTATACTGCGTATACAACTCATCATTATTATTGCCAACTCTATCTCTTAAATGTGTTTGACCTCTACTCAATGCTGTATCACCACACTATAACAACTAGAAAGCTTTCTTTAAAATAAAAGAACTAACAACATCATTGTCTAAAGCTACACCATCAAGACTTAATCTTAAAGTAGCAATATCGAAACCATTAAATGTACTTAGTACCTGTTTAATTGCATTAGCACTCATTGAGATAGAGCCAATGTCAAAAATACCATTAGTATCTAAGGCATCCAACTTAATTGTAGAATTGCCCCTACGTGAAACAATCTCAATAGACACACTGTCACCAAATGTAATATTAATATCACCTGTAGTCTCTGGCAAGTTACATGCTAAATCAATGATTTTACGTAAATGGTCTAAAGAAACATCACATTTATTATCAACTACCATACGTCCATACACAGATTGTTGAATAGAATTATCTTCTAAAGTAAAAGCCTCAGTTTTAAATACAAATGTATCACCACAATACAAATCACCCTTAGCGTTAAATGAAATATTATCACCACTATCAGAATTAGATAATAACGCTAACAACTTACAATCAGCTAGGTGCAATCTAAACCCACTACCAAAGTTATCATCACATGTCAATTTTGCCATGTTATTATATGACTCTACTGTAATTGTATTATCTTTAAATGATAGGAAACGACTTCTACCACCGGCTGTTTGAGAATAGTTAAACAACCTCTTAATATAAGAAATTAAGTTCTCACGATTAGATGTATTACTATAAGAATCATCATATGTATGATTAAACCTAGATTCATCAGAATTGTAATTATCTACACGAACCTCACCACCATGAACTGCGATTGTGTACTCTTTATTTACACCACCATCAGATTCAACATTACGCTCAATAACTGTAAACACACTACCACATAACTTAACAATTCGTGCTAAAGAACCAGAAGATAAACAAATGAAATCAGTAATAAGATTTTCACTATTTAAAGGTTTAACAAACTTAGAAATACTACGTTTGTTATCGGAAAGCATAAATCTGACATTTCCCTCTTCTACCCTAAATGTAATTAATTTACCCTCATATGAATTCTCACCACTAGATTTTAATACATTAGAGATATTTAAAATCGTATTAATCTCTTTAGTAGGAATGGAAATATGTACCTCGCTAGAAAACTCATCAACAAACGAATCCTCCACACCACTATCAGTATTATCATCTAACCCTAACACACTTTCAAATTCATTAACTTCGTCTAATAACATCTCTTCACTCATCTTTTGTACCTCTTCCAATTAAACTTCATTGATATACTTTAGTAACAACTCTCTACAATCATTAGGTAACTCTTCGTCACCCATAATGATATTATAAATCCTATCTGAATCAGTCTCAGTAGTATCAACTAACTTATCAGCTAGATTAGATAATACATCCTGTAGAGCATTAATACTACTAAATGTTTTCTTATTTAAAATGTACTCACTAGCTACATCTTTATAATCCCTATGAGCAATCTCTATACGTCTAACTTCTTTAGGTTTATTTATGTCATCAATAATGACAAAATTAGGCTTTCTAGTGAAATTGTAATTATGTGATGTACCCCTAAGAACAGAACCATGTCTAACTATCTTAGTTGAACCTACAACTACATCATCATAATCCTCATGGTCATGACCTAACACAACCAAGTCATACCCTAAATCTAGTATATTATTATCAGTTAGATTATGTTTCTCATCAGAAAGAAAACCACTCTTACCATAGAACATATGTGCTAATAATATATTAACTGAATATGTATTATCTGCTTTAATAGGATATTCAGTGTAGTCAACAGCTGTTAGTAAAACATTATCATTAAATATAACTCTAGTATCTAAATTAATATGCTCTAAAACACCCAACTTAAATAAAATCTGAATAGGACTTTTATCTAAGTTTTCTAGTGAATTTCTAACAATGTCATGATTACCAAGAATAGAGAAGCATTGCATCCCTTTTTGTTTAAATTGTAATAGTATATCAGCTAACATTGTAATAGGTTCAAAAGGACATTGAACCCTGTTGACAACATCACCCTCAAAGAATACATATTTAACATTCTCATTAACACATTTATTAAGAATATCAACTAACTTATCTTTAAGAGTTACAATGATATCATCAACACGTGAGTCAGGCATTTTACTATCCACATGTACATCAGAAATAAATGCAATCTTTTCACCATATTCTAATTTTAAATGAATATCACTCACCCAACTCACCACCTCTCAATAACTTAGTATTCCCTTTAGAAACTTCGTAATGCCTAACAGCATATGAAGTAAACCTATCATCATGTGTTATTAAAAGAATCTTTAAGCCATTCTTCTCAGCCATCTGATTAATTAATTCCATGAAATTAGGTATATACTGACTAGATAATTGACTTAAACCCTCGTCAATAAATAACACAGGCTCTAACCTATAATGTGTTATAAATGCAATCTGTGATAAACAACCAACAACAGTACGAATACCACCACCACAGTTTTTAATATCAGGCTCTAACTTAACACCATTCTCATCATCGTACACTAAATGAATTGTTGCCTTAGAACTATCTGATACCCTAATCTCAATAGAGTAATTGCAATCATCGAATATAGATTTTACACCAAAATCTAATATATTATTTAAATGCTTAATGAATTTACCAGACTCTTCCTTAACTAACACATCTAGATAGTTAAAGGAAAACTCACTTATATTCTTCAAACTATTTAATTCTTTAAGAGAATCAGATTTAGTGCTAATCGCATAAGACATGTTAGATATATCTCTCTTAGCACTATCTATCATTGCTTTATGCTCGATAACCCTACGAATAATAGAAGTATCAACCATACTATTCACCATCTTTATCTAAGTATTCTGATAATTTGTTATTTAAATCATTTAATTTATTTTCGTACTCTTCTCTAAGCTGTGAAATATATACCCTAGCATCCTCTATTGTATCTTTATCTGTTAACTCAAATAACTTACTAACAGCCTTATCATATGAATCTTTAGCTGATTTCAACTGTTCCTCAGTACGAATTAACTCATCTTTAAGTGATTGATTAATCTTCTCAACACTACTAAACTTAGCTTTTACCTCTTCGATTGTAGCCATTTATACAAACTCCCTCCTACAATAAGGACAATATCCTATATCTTTCTTCAACTGCTCAAACTCGATATCACTTTCAGATAGTTTACTTTTTACATCTTCAACCTTAGATGCATAGGAATCCAACACTTCCTTACTACTATCTAACTCTTTTAAGCAACCCTCAATGACCATTAACTGACTAAAGTTATCATCTAATATATTTACTTCTCTAGAAATATCATCGATAGAAGTACACAAATCACCATTAATGGAACTTAATCTAGTATCGATTATATCCTTAGACTTAATATTTTCTTCAACATCAACCAAAGCATTAGATACAATATCAATCTTATCATGTAAACACTCAGCATCATTAATGATATTAGAGAAATCTTTTATGCAAGTGTCATTCGTGCTAATATTGGATTTTAACTCTTTATGCTCACTATCTAGTTGTGAAATCTTACCACCAGTACTATCGATGTAATCCAACAACTCACACAATGAAGATACCTTAGAGTCTAGAGAAATAATATCTTGATATAAAGCACTAACACTATCAATATCAATAGATGAGATTTTTATATCAATATTTAACTTTAAGTTATCAAGCTTTTTGATAGTATTGTTTGACATATCAACATCATCTAATAAACCCTCTACATTTGACAATAAATCGCCCATTGCGTCAACATCTATTGCCTCTTGATATACTAAATCAAACCCATCATTCTTAGAGATGAAGTCTTTTTTATCATTAATTAATGACTTGTATGTATTAATCTCTGTAGTTAACGTATTAATATCTGAATTAATTGACCTAACATCACTACCCAAAGACTTTAATACCCTAGCATAATTATCACAAGAACTCAATGATAAAAACTCATAAAGTTGACCTGCTGTCTTATCCATTAGGAAAGGCTTATCATTTTGATACCAAAAATTAATTTTCATCTTAGTACCATTATTCATCTTCACCTCACGTATATTGAACATACGTGAAACCTCTTCTAACTGACCTCTACCAACTTTCTTTTGAACAGTACCATCATCAAACTGATATGCAGTTTTCTCATTCTTACCAACATTATCTCTAGCCATAAGCATTGTATGACTACCATTAGATATCTTTATGCCATAGTACCTCTGACCACCTCTAACCATAGCATCATCACCAAGATTAAAAAGTGCAGAATCTATAGCACGAATAATGGCACTCTTACCATTATTCGTTGCACCAGTGATAACTGTAATACCAGGAGTTAACTCAATGTATGCTTTTTTAAGAGATTGAAAGTCTTTAATATCTACAGTTATTTTATCTGACATTATTCTTCACCATCATCCTCAGTAGGCTCGTCAAATACCTCTGTACCATCAAAAACCTCTTCATCATAAGATTCATCAATTAAGTCTACAGTACTAGCCTCATTTAACAATAAACGATAACCACCCTCAGACTCAATAAAATCTTTAACAAGACTACGATTGGTATTAATCCAATCAATAACACCATTCATTCCCTGTACTTTAGGAGAATCACCCAACTTAATTGTATACCACGCACCAGCTTTAACAATCTTACCACGTTGCTCTAAGAAGTCATAATATGCATACTCATTAGAAATACCTTTACCAAAGATAATAGCTAATTTAAGAGGAATTTCTGGACGTTCGTATCGGTTCTTAACAGCTTTAATCTCACAAATAGCACCAAAAGGAACTTTTTGCTCACCTACAGCTGTCTGTTCTGTACGCTCTAATGTACCTTTATATGCTTTCTTCATTGTTAAGCGAATGTCAGGGTAGAATTTGAGTGCTTTACCACCAGCCTCAACCTCAGCAGTTTGTTGACCATAACCCATAGCAATCTTAGTACGTAACTGATTTACAATAATCCAAGACGTACCAGCACGTGTGCTTGTAGATTTATGTCTTTTTAAGAATGTAGCCATAACCCTACTATCAATGCCAGGGAGTACATCTTCAGACGAAGATTCTTTTACCTTCTCAGTTAAAATAGCTGTAGCAGAATCAATAACAACTAAGTCAACATTCTCAACCAACTCATCCAAAATCTTATCAGCTTCTCTAAATGTTTGAATTTGGAATAAGAAGAAATTACCATCAGGATTTGTAACTGGGTCATACCTAAACTTAGCTAACCCCATAGAGTTTAACTGTGCTAAATTGACACCACTTTCAAAATCTAAGTACAAAACCCTTTTATTTTGAATACAGTATGCTTTACTAACATGTAATGCACCTGTAGATTTACCTAAACCACTATCAGATGATAACAAGATAAATACACCACGTGGAATACCACCACCCAATATAGAATCTAGTACCACAGAACCACTTTTAACAAACTCTGGAGCATCTAAGGAATGATACTCACTAGACAACTTCTTAATGCTTTTTGCGAAATCATCAACAGATGACTTTTCTTTTTTTGCCATTACCTACTCCTTAATAACTTTTCACCCTCATGAGATAATCCCTCTACCTCACTCTTTATCTTACCAGCTAAACCATTGATATTAAGTCTAACTATCAAACGTAATAAAAATATAAAAGACTCCGCTTTATCGTTATTTAATCTACCTTTTGATACTCTCCCTTTAGCAGAAACACTATCTGGTATATACACATCAAAACTATCAGATAGTACTTCATCAATAAAATACTTTACTAATGCAGTACTCTCACTCTTCTTATACCCACGTCTACCATGAACCTTAGTTAAGAATGATGGCGATAATATAAATAAATCCTTAATTGTTGTATACTTCTCAAATAAATTATTTAAGATAGTATAATCTAATGCATATAAACCAGCAGAAAAGTTACCTATAGGTGGTGGTATTTCAGAAATGACAACACCAATAGATATGTTATTTTCTTTTAAATACTCATCTATTTTGTTTTGTAACTGATACCACTGCACATGAACCGCATCAAATATCTTCTCAAACCCTATTGATGTACCCAATGGGTATGAAACAGTATCAATGTAAACCTTTTTTGTATCACTATCGTACAAGCTGAATGATAAAGCCTTAAAGCTAGGGTCTATAGCCAAGATAACCATATATCATAAAATAGAGGTACTACCATCTATTATTTTTATTATGCTAGTACCTCCACCCTTTCAACTATTAACTATTTTTATTATTTAAAGAATTCATCAAAGTTGCTAGTTGATGCACCACCAAAGGAATTGAAGTTGCTTTCACTACCACCAAAACCTTTGTTTTCTTCAGATTTTACACCAAAATTAGCTTCATCGTATAATTTAATAAATGTAGCTTCATCTACACTACGTGCCAATGCCCTGTAGGCTTCGCTTGCAGATTCTTGCCATTTATTATTTAAGAACTCAACAGCCTTAGCAGATTTTCTCCACATAGCCTCACCAGTAGGAATGAGTGATAATTTTTGATATTTTTCATCTGTACAGTTAACAGAAATATCAACATGAGTGATACCACCCAAGCTACGTACAGTACCTGTATTAGCAATCATACCAATGTTTTGATACAATTCGTTACCCATAGACAACACTTTCAATTCAATGTTACTAGATGCTGGGTCACCATTTTTAGTTGTATCATATACACAAATAGGTACTAAATAACGAACAGCAGGGTCACCCATTAACTGACAACATTTACCACCTGTACACAAGTATGAACCTTTACCCTCAATGTAATGATATTTAATAGGTAATACTTGCTCAGAAATAATAGAAATTCTATCAATGTTACCTTGTTTAGCTTTGTACTTTTCAATAGGTACACGTTGAATCCTATCACCAAATGAAATAGGTTTAATGCCTAAATCACTCAACAAGTTAGAACCAGCACCTTCAATGCTAATCACAAAGCTATCAGGAGATGCTACACTCGTAGTTGTAGCAGTTGCAACTTCATTTACAACTGGCTCTGTTTTTGCTTCAGTAACAGGAGTGGATTCATTAGAACCATTAAACATAGCATCAAAATTTTCAATCTCAGACATAATAATTCTCCTTATTGGAAACTAAAATATATTGTAATAGCAATATGCTAACTACCAAAATTAATAATCTAAATCATCAACATTAACAGTAGGTACAACTTCATATGTATCATAATCAGAATATGTTTCATATGAAGTTGTAGGAATTTCTTTACTAGAAGATAAATCAACCCCATCTAATGTAAATGTATTAGATTTACTAGAATATTCTTTAACACCAGCAGACCTGTTTTGATTTTGAGTATTCTGAGTATGTGAAACATTAACTGGTTCTATCTCAAAACCTAAATCAAACCTATTAGATTCATACACAGTAGCTGTCACATTATTAGAAGTAGTATTGCTACCTAAAACTTTACTACCCCTCTTTCTTGTAGTTACATCTAACTGCTTTTTAACATCACTACTCATCTTACCAAGAACCTTAGTATAAATGCCTAATGAAGTGAAAACAGACAAATCTTTAATAGAATTCCTTAATACATCCCTATCAACATCAGATAAAGCGTAGTCAGGATTATCTTTCATAGTGATAATTAACGTACAAAAGTTTTGTAGTGAACTATCATTAGGAAAGTACTCTTTAAATTCATGAACTAATCTGTCTTTAAAAGCGTCTTCTCCCATAAATCTCCTTTCATTTCATAATACAAAAATTATTCATTAACAAACCTAACAGCATTAATTGTATTAAGTTTATTATTAGCATTTTTTATTAAGTCAGAAATCTGAAATTTATGCTCAGTAAACTCATCATAGTATCTACTAACTTTTGATTTTAAATTAGCTACTAACTGATAATCTGACTTTGTTGTTACTTGTAAATTTTTCATCTCTGATAAATTTTTATTAACAACACTAATACGTAACTTCAAATCATTTAACACATCTATAGTACGTATTAATCTCTCTGAAACCTCATACTGTAGTTTAGGACTACGATACAAAGCTTCATAAGTAGGCAAGTCTATGATTTTTCTATTTTCTACCAAATACGTGTCATACACTTGATAGATTCTATCTTGTAAATCTTTAGCAACCTTATTCATTTCTAATTCAATTTCAAGTATAGACATTACATCATATTCCCCCTACCTAATTGCATTAACAACCATAAAGTACGATACTCTCTATCAGATTCATTCTTACACTCCATTGTGTAAACTTTCTGAATAATTGGTACAATCAACTTATCATATGACTTATTAAAATCAACTAGTAATCTAAGATACTTGCCACTATTAGTAACAACATCTTCTAAATTTCTAGACTTTTCTAAGAAAGATAGTACACCACCAAATATCATGCTATCAGAATATACCTCACGTAATTCTAAATATGTCTTTAATATATCATGTCTAGATTTACCTAGTACGCAATATAAATCCCAAAGAGATATGTCAACAGAATCAATCTTAGACCTACCCAATACCCAAAAAGATTTAAAGTACTTAATGAAATCATATTCTGTCATAGAAGTTAACATTGTATGTGTCTTATCACTAGGCTCTTTATTAAATCTATCATATAGAACCTTAATAGCTATATCCCTAATAGTCATATCAATATCTTGAATACCTATGTTATTAATTGCTATAAAGCTTCTAGTGTTTTCTTTTAATGACTTTACAACACTAGAATTAACTTTACCAACAAATATAATATCAGTATTCCCATCTAAGATATTGAACTCAGTACGTAATTCATAGTTAGGGTACATGAAACAAACTAAATCTAAATAGTTTATTCCCTCTTTACTATCCTCAACTTTCACTACTTTGTTGATTAAACTATAGTCACCCATCAAATCACCTATTTTTAGTACCAACCATTAGATTTATTAACCTACTATTAGTGTATCCATATTTATCACCAGCTTGCTGTTTAATTGAGTATAGACTAGGACACATATTAGCCATAATCTGTACCTCATCAAACTCACTCATCTTATCTTCTCGTGTAGAATTCTTCTCATTTATATATGCTATTGTATCAGCAACACTAGAGAAATTTAAATTCTTAACAACGTCCCACCTCTTAACAATTATCTTCATCCTAGACATGATAATTGGCGAGATTTTATCACCATAAGATAAAATGATGATTGGCAACTTAGACTCCTCAATGAACTTTAATAGTGAATTTTGACCTACGTGAGATAAAAAACCTATACCATCTAATACTAAGAACTTACTATTTACATTAGAAATTCCATCATATGAATCTATTAAATTCCTTACGTCATCTAATGTATACACACGCTCTATTGTATCTTTGTATACCTTTTTAAACTCAGTAACATACTTACCTATCAAAAGACAAGGACACATTTCTACATGTTCTAAGAGTTTTTCTATGAACACATTCATATCTAATTTATTGTAATCCATATAATACACCTCAAAACATTAGATAATAAAATTTTAACACTATTTTTACTTAAAATCAAGTAAAAATTACAGTAGCTGTGATTTTAAAAATTCTTCTTTAAGAATACAAGCATCCTTTAGCTTATCATATCTAAACCCAATAAATACACAATGTGCGAACCTACCATTTTTAGTAATTTGTTGCCCATCAATCTCTACAACTTTACCATAGTATTCTGGTTTAAGTACTGTCTTACCATTTACAACAGTTCCCATATTCTTACGCATATCAAGATTGAAACCACTAAACTTTCCAATCTCTCTTAATTCTTGTGTACCATCTTCTTTTTCTATATACACAGAAACACAGATAGAGCCAATCATGTTTTCAAATGCAGAACCTTTATTGCCTAACTCATATCCAGTAATAAAAGCATCAATAGTATCACCAAATGAAAAAGTTATATCGCCACTTACATCATCTAATGTATCAAAAGCACTTAAAGACGATTGAGAATTAAATGCACTCAATGAATCAGATAATGACCTCTTGCACTTTACCCAACCTTTAAAATTTCGAGTTGTATCAGGTACATACACACCATCTAATCGTTTAGCAACTGTACCCTCTAACCCTAGACTAATTAAATGCTTATAAAACTCTTTCTTATTATCCACTACGTATTTAACAGGTCTAGCATTAAAGTTAGCACCAACTAACATATCAATAATTGATGATAAATATTCCCTACGCTCATACAAAGGAGTATCCATTATCCATTTATCATCACAGTAAATGCAATCAAATGCATTAAACACTAAGTCTAAATCATTAAAATCTTGAATATCTAATGCCCTATCAGTATTAGAACCTAAGATAGATGTAACTGCTTGTAACTGAGAACTTGTATCTACTCCATAACCATCTAACACAGTACATATATTAGGGTTATCTGATGTTAACTCACAATCTAAAATAAAAGTTCTATCTAACCCACCATATGAGAAATCTTTAGGTAATTTAACTTTTTCAGTAAACTCTATGGGGAGCAAGTCAATATCACTATTATGTCTACTATATAAGTGAATACCTGTACCATCGTTAATAATAAAACATCTAACACCATTTAACTTCTGTTCCATTGACCAATTATCTGAATCCCACACCTCTTGTTGCTGTTCTTCTTTAAAAGAATCAATCCTACCAGCCAACATAGGTGATTTTAACTGTAGCATTAACTTTAAATGCTCAGGAGTATTTTCAACACTACCATACCTAATAGATAGATTATGCTCTCTAATTGGTAGTATGTAATCTTCTTTCTTTAAAGATTTACCATCTTCTCTATTAGGAATTGTGATACCACAATCAAATGACATCTGCTTTAACTCATTTAAAGTTCTACCAACACTAATTGCCACAAGAAACAACCTCCTTTAAATTAAGTAAAGCATCCTCATTTAAAGAGATATCATTACCCATAATATCGCCAATCTCAATATTTAAAGATTTACACAGTTTTAAGATAGTAGATACAGATGGGCAAGTCTTTGAACCCTTACCCATCCTTAAATCTTCAATCCTACACACTACATCTCGACTAATACCAGTTAAATTAGAGAATTCAGATATTGTTGTTTCTAGTACATTAACCCTAATGTATCGAACATTCTTACCTAACTGAACTAACTCTAACATATCACTCATTAGCAACACCGCACTTAATAAAAGAAATTAATGAATTCTTATCGTAATCATTGTCAACTTTGTTATTGATAATATCAAGAATATCATCAGTAGAACCATCTAACCTAATACCATATCTAGCTAATTTACCATTCATTAAAGCATTTGAAGTGATAAACTCATAAACATCATCCACAATATGATAAATATACGTAGATAGGCTAGAATTATTCTTATCTAATACCATATTAGACATTCTACGTAAAATAACTAAACAATCATCAATATCACCAACATCTGATAATAACCAACTCAATGGTACTTCATTAAAGCCTTCAACTTTAGTCATATCTACCAAAGACCATTTATTACCAATGTGATAAGCAACATCTAAACGCTCAACTGCACTACCTAGCTTTTCATCTTCATAACTTGCTAGATATACTTTAACTTGATTAAATTCACCTTTAGTAATGTTAAATACTTTTGACGTATCAACATACTTAACCAAGTCATCAAGTGTTAAACTATCAAAAATAAACTCTTCCATGCTAATCTCCTAAGCTAAATCTGGCTCAAAATGATACCCTAACTCAGAATCATCCTCAACCATATGAAAATCGTATACTCTACCCATAGACCATCCAACAGATGGGTCTGTGATAATCTCTACTGGCCACTCTGGTAACTTAACAGATTGTGTTTCTTTAATAATCTTTAATATACGCATTAATTTAGTAGCACGTATTGTGTAACCAATCTCATCGTGGATAGCAACCCTCCAAGCAACATCGTTCTTGAATTCTTCATTATTAAATAATGCTCTCCACAACTTAATCATTACCATTTTAAGAATATCACCAGCAACACCCTGTACACTCGTGTTACCAGCACTACGATTAGCAAAACCTATCTGTTTATTCTCATAATAAGAACGCAACCTACGTGGTCTACCAAAGAATGTCTGTAACATACCTTTACGTCTAGCACTATAGATTAATCTATCTTGCCATTGGAATAGCGTAGGTAATGCTTTCTTATACTTATTATAGAAATCCTCTGCTTCTTGTAAAGATTTAAAACCATATCGACTATCAGCATACAATGAATGAGAACTAGCACCATACAAAATAGAGAAGTTGGCATACTTTGCCATCTTACGATAATCTCTATTATAATGCTCTTCGCCCCAAATTGCGACAGCGGTCCGCTTATGAATGTCATCCCCATGTACAAAAGCATCAACCCAATTAGGCTCACGACTTAAATTAGCGGCGATACGTAACTCCTCCGCGGCATAGTCAAAGCTACAGTACAGAAATTCAGCATCATTGCTATCTTCTAACATTTTAGGGGAAATAGCCATCCGTATATTTAAGTCATCATCCATACCCTCTATCCATCCAATATATGTTGGGTCATCAGGTATAATATGTTTTCCTTCCTCATCATAAGAAGAATAAACAAACTTATACCCCATAATGATATTATCTTTCTTAGAGAATAAATTTCTATCACCTAAGTCAAATACGTCTTCCATCTTTACATGTGGCTTAGGCAGGGATTGTGCATTAATCGGGCTAAAGAAAGAATTCTTCCCATCCTTACCACAAGCAAGCCTCCCAGTTGGTACTTCAGTAGTTTTATAAGCGAACCTACAATAACCCCTACGTTCATACTCTTTCAACAAAGGTTTAATATATGAAGATATTAATTTAGCTGTTTTCTTATAGTTGATATATGATTTTAAAGCTGGGAACTTTTCTACATACTCTTTAGGTAAATCAGCCAATATTTTAATACCAACTGACATAGTACCCTTAGATGTACGCTCACCAGTATCAATTCCCAACCTCTCAAAAGCTTGTGCAACTTGTACAGGTGAATTCAAATTAATCTGTCCACCTATCATAGCATACACATCTCTCTCCATCTTATCTACTCTATCTGTAGCTGTAATATATAGATTTTTGAGTACATCACCATCTAACCAAATCTTCTCATTCTCATAGTGTAATAAAGGATATAACATCAAATTGTCAAACTTAGCAGAATGTTTAGCCTCTGTAAAATACTTAACTGTTGCAGTCGCAAGTAAAAATGTACACAACGCATCTGCGGCGGCATAAAACACTGTATCTTCATTTTCAGACGGGTTTAAATAGAAGAATGAGCCAGCATTTTCAATTACCTCATCAAAGTGTAACTGTTCAATTCCTAAGAAATGTAAACTAGACCATTTAAGACTAGGATATTTCTGATTAGTATCTGCTAACCACACAGGAACAGAAACATCATAATAATCAACTTTAGACATATCAAACTTAGCATACATCCAACGTCTTTTATCTAAATCAGCTTTATTCTCTTTATACCCATAGTATTCCATAATCCGTGCATCATAACGCATATTATACATGAATACCTTCTTAGCTTCACACATACGCTCATAGATGAATTTTACAGATTCCTCACCTAAATTACCCCCATACTGAAAATGATATACAGGCACATAATATGCCGTTTTACCATCTAAACAAAAAGAGTAGCCTACCAAGTCAATCTCTTCAAAATCTAAACCTGTTGTTTCAGTATCAAAAGCCATATAGTAGTCTTTTTTATCTTTAAAGATACTCTCTAAGTCTTCCATACTTTCAACTAATACAAAGTTAAAATTTTTATACCAATTCTCTATTTTTGGAACAGCACCTACCCAATGTTTATAGTCACTCTTAGCTTTCTCATTAGCCATAGATAGATTTTATTCCTTTCTATTAAACCTACAATTAAACATAAGACCAACATAGTAATCTAACCCACCACCACTCATGAATACATCTGAAATATGTACACATAAGTCATCATCTTGAAGAAGAAAACTAATTGTCTCACTTATATCTCGTGATACATACCCAACATGATATGTTCCACTATAACCATCAACAGACAACATAACTTTTACAGCATGCTCATCATGAATATTGTCAGGCTCACGTACTAACTCTAATATAACCTTATCAACCATATTATTATCTAGTATAACCTGTAACACATCTTGTGCTTTATACTGAAAAGTGCTACCAACCAACTTTAATGTAAACACACAATCAGTAATATCACATGTTAAATTCTGTAAAAATAAAGGTAACTCTCTACTCATTTTGAAAATCCACCCCTTGTATTTACTAATAACTTAGTTTTAGAGAAAAGTATCTTAATTGCATACCTCTCTGACAATACACCCATTATAGGATTTTCAACTATAACACCTCTAGACCTAAGAGTTTTAGCAAGCTTTAAAAATCTATCGCTCCTAGCCAACAATACTATTTTATTTGTACCTAATGATAGACATAAACGATACAGTTCTTCAGCAACTATATTACACCAACTAGTATTTTGTATGATATCCCTTAAAGTAACAGAACCATCTAATATATCGTCTTGATACATTACACCCATACCAGTTAAATATACGATATCCATCTTCTCTATATCTGAGTATTCTACCAATAACTTTAAAAAAGTACTCCTAGTTAAATAATCAGCAACTCTTTTATTTTTCTTCTTACTTGTACCCCTAGTATGTAGTGGTATTACTGCAAGTCCATTACCTATAACAGGAACATTAGCCATTGATTGACTCTAATAACACACAATCATTTTCTACACCTGTAGATTCATTAATTGTTTTATATTTATTGAAGAAATCATCAGATGAATTGAACTCTTCCCCAATAATACCACTAATATCTGAATTAGTAATCTTAACCTTACCATTAGGTAAACGAATAGCTGTAATTTTAGCCATAGCATTTTCTCCTTTTTAAAATAAAAATAGGTATTGTAGTTAATAATATTTTCTACATTACCTATTATACTTAATTTTAAGTAACTTTACAACTACAAATTACTTAAAATTCATACTATTTTATTCTTGAATTAATGATAAGACCTTATATAAAGCGTTTTTATACTGCTCATACGATACCTTACCAACTTTAAAAGTAGATAATACATTTTTATTGTAGTATTCCCATCCTGTATCCTCTACTACAACATCCTTAACCTTTTCATCATGCTTACCAATATATGATAATCTCTCTTCCTTAGATAGGGTAGACCATATCTTCTTAAAGATTAAATTTACATCCTTACCAAATAAAATCTTTAAAGCGTGATAAGAACTGTAGACTTTGTTTTCAGAAAAGCAATATAACAAATCTGTATCTGAATGATACTTAGCAGACGGTTTACCTGTGATATCGTCATCATGAAAAGGACAATACATAGTAGAGCCATCAATGTAACATCCATATTCTTTCAATAAATCACTAAGCCTAAAGTAATGATTTATTACATCAACTTTAACTAAAGGATTTATCTCACCAACTAATGTTTTATCAAAATCACTACCACTAGTCTTATTTGTATTAACTAAACTATTATCTACTTTAGAGATATCAACCCCCATGTCAAATGAGTTTTCTTTTTTAGGTTTTTCTTTATTTTTAAACCCAATGCCATCAACATCAAATAATCCCACGACATCCTCCTATGAATTAAATTCAAGAGGTTCCTACCCAATGGTTTGCTCTTTTAATATCTCACCAAAAGAGTCTTACATCCAGACAGTAGACTATCCCCATGTGTCCCACGGTTATAATTACATATTTACATACTCTCTAAGAGTCTTAATCCCTCATGTAGAATATTTATTGCAGAATTAACATCTCTATCATGATGTGTACCACACCTAGGACAAGCCCATTCACGTATATTGAGATTTTTAACTTCTTTGTTCTTATGACCACAGCTAGAACATAACTGTGATGACGGATAAAACCTATCTATTTTAGACAATGTTTTGCCATACCACTTAGCTTTATATTCTAACTGTCTTATAAACTCATACAATGATACGTCTTGAAATGATTTTGCTAATTTATGATTTTTCATTAAGCCACTAATATTAAGATTCTCTATACATATAATATCATAAGACTTAACTATACTTGTAGATAACTTATGTAGAAAATCTTTACGAATATTAACAATTTTCTCATGAAACCTTGCTAACTTAATTCTAGATTTTCTATAATTAGCTGAACCTTTAACTTTTCTAGAAAGTGATTTAGATAATCTTCTATACTTAACTTCAAGATGTTCTAATATCCTAGGATTATCTATCTTTTTACCATTACTGAAAATCGCAAAATCTTTTAATCCCAAGTCTATACCTACATTTTGATTGGTTTTCTCAAAACACGGAATATAAACCTCGGATGAAATACTAGCATAATATTTTCCACTAGATGTCTTAGAGATTGTTACATTATAAATTTTGAGAATGTTTTTATCCTCTAGATTATAATTATCTCTAAAACGCAACATACCCAACTTAGGAACTGTTATATATCGATTACTAATTTTAATATTAGAATTAGTACGATAAGAGTTTTTACCATCTTTCTGTTTAAACTTAGGATATTTACTTTTCCCACTAAAGAAGTTTTGATATGCACTATCTAAATCCCTAAGACTCTGCTGTAAAGAAACACTATCAACCTCTTTAAGCCAAGACTTTTGTTTCTTTAATTCTGTCATAATCTTAGAAGAATTATTATAACTCAAATTTATTTTATAAAACTCGTACAACTTACTTTTTAAATTGAGAAAGTAATTATAAACAAATCGATTCGCACCAAATGTCTTTTCTAACAATACTTGTTGCTCCATATTTGGATATATCCTAACTTTAAAACTTTTATTCAAGACATCTCACCTCTTTTCTGTACTAATAAGATAAATAATTACCTTAATTGTACTAGAAAATTATATAAATATCAATTATATTTGTGATATTTTTTGAAAAGATTCTCGTCCAACTAAGTACACCAATGTTTAGCAAGCATCTCCATTTAAACATAAAAATAAGAGTGTACCATAGAAAGATACACTCTTATTATACACTATTTTTTTCGTATGTTAATACCTAATTTTTTAGAGTTCTCAACAATATCTTCAACTTTATTAGATACATCGTCAATTTTATCATCTACTGTATCAGTAATGTTATCTACCTTATCAGTGATATAATCAACCTTTGTATCTACTTTAGAAGAAACCTCATCAACAGTATTATTAACTGTATCTACTACTTTATCTTGTGTAGACGTAACAACACTATCAATACTCTTACCTAAGAATAAAACTCTAATACATTCTATTAACTTATCAATGAAACCCATATGAATCACCTAGATTCCTAACTCATCAGACAACATTTGAATAGCCTTAGCTTTCTCTTCCCTAAACCTATGATTTAAACTATCTCGTAAAACAGAATTATTCCACTCAGTAGTCATGCACACATCATAGATAGATGTAATTAAATCATAATCAAATCGTTTCTCATCAACATAAGAAAGATTTTGTAAATCAAGATTTAATTTCTCACCCATAATTACTAATGCATCTTCAAACATCTCTACAATATTACCAGTACCATACTGAATTGCCCTAGAGAAAATTACATCTTTCATAGTCTCACTATGATTTTCAATATTAAACAAATGTTCCCTTAACAATTCAACTGACACATCATAATACTTATGAATAGCGTAAGAATGTTGCATGTTCTGAACCTCACATAACTAAAGTTACATAATTCTAAGAAAAATTTTTATATATTTAAAAATTTTTCTATTAAGAAGTTTGGTTATAATACCCTTATTCTTTTAGGCGTGTCCAGTTCGCCCCTATTGCATAAGACTGTTAAGTCTACAGCTTTACTTTTACGAAGAATATTTAATGCTCCGTTACAATCTGCATTAAAAAGATAATTATCTTTAGTTCGGTATAAACCTCTTTTAACACGTTTGCCACTAAATTCGTATATCTGTGGATTATCCGCATTATAAATAGGTAACTCATCATTATCAAAGAAACTAGCTTTAGAAGTATAACTTTCTTCCTGTAAGACATAATTAATATTATATCGTTTACATAAATATTCTAATCTTTCTCTAACCATACCAAAAGGTAATTGAGTAAAAACTTGATTATTCTTTTTACCTAAGCTAGATTTATCTTGAAATGACTGATTGTATCCAACCACTAAAGTTCCAATATTATTAGACAAACAATAATTAATAATACACCTACAAGCCTTATTAATATAGTCATCAACTCTATTCTTTCTCTTCCTAGAAATTAAGAATTGTTGTTCTGTCTGTCTTTTGATATTTTGTTTATCTTTAATTGACCTCAATCTTGCATTTTGTTTGTTAAAGAGTTGATTGATAGATTTTAACTTTCTTCCATCTACAATAAAAGATTTACCTGTGTTAGTAACACATGTACATAAGTTATTTACACCCAAATCAATAGCCAGTGCATTGTTTGTACTTAAATTTGTATTTTCTTCTTGAAACTCATATGTATACTGAATTTCAAAGAACCTAGCATTAAATTTAGGAATAATTCGTATTTGCTTTATCTTTCTATCTTCTAATACTTTAGGGACTTTAATTTGAACTTTAGTTCTACTTCTTTCTCTTTTAAAAGTATTAGAATATGGAATAGTTAAAGTACCATCTTTAACTCTAAATTCTGCAATAATTAAATTTGCATAACCATCTTTAGGTAAATAATTAGGTAATTTTATACATCTAAAACTATATTTACCTTGTTTAGCTAATTTAATCAAAGCAAAAAATGATTTAAACATTGCATCAACATCTTTAAGAGTTTGTTGTGCCATATTAGAATTCAACAATTTATAATTTTTATAACTTTTCATTTCATAGCAATTAGCTTCATATCGAAAATATTGCTTTTCTTGAAAGTAGTGTTGTCTTACATTATAAATTGCTTGATTAGTTAAATTCTTTGCTACTCTACATAACTCTCTTAAAATATTATATTCTTCTTTAGTTAAGTGTTTTACTTGTTGCTTTATTGTTAAGTACATTAATATCACCTCGCTTTCTATTATATTACAAGATGATTATAATATATTTTTACTATAAAAACAACTTTTCAGTAAAAATCTTATAGGACATTTTAGAACCATGTTTCTAAAGCCATCTAGAGGTCTCGTTCAACTAGAGTCGCTACTTCTAACCAGCACCATTACGTGCATCTTGTACTTTCATACAAGCACAGACTATATCTTATCCATATCATATTATTATATGACTTAGGCGAAACCACTTCCATTCGCTTGAATGTACTTCCCTCACGGGGAATAGTCGTTGAACCTTCACTTTCGTGCTTGGATGCTGATTGTCCATTATTATCAGTACTTAGGATTTAACCTTATACCATCTAACTAATTTTTTCTGCTTTCGCTACTTTCACGCTCATATCATATTATTAGACATCACGTTGTAGTTTAGTTAGCTTTAGGAGTTCCCAGCAATTCAGTTCCTTTGTTGAGCAACTTCTTAGTTGCTACTACCTACCAATTTCTCGATAGACTTACTATTTTGCCAAAATATATCTCATGAATGTAACCATAAATATTATTTCGACATCTTAATAAAAATTCTCATAGTCATTATTAGCAAAATATGTCCATGCGTTGTCAAAGTCATATGAACCAACAGCATACTTATCTAACTCTTCTGCAATCCAACTGTAGTCAGAATTTAAACCCCATGCAATAAAATCATCAACTGAACCTACATTACTAGCTAATTGATACATCCCATAAGATTTACCACCATAATCTCCCTCACCTGTAGAGATAGCACCGATGTCGCCATTTGATTCATACTCTTTGCTTAAATCACCAATCATAAAACATCTCCTATAAAGCATACGCATACTAAAACAATACCTACCAAAACAAATTATTTATCAATGTGTAATGGTAACTTAGGAGATTTACTCCCATCAGAACCTACATTGACTTGAATACTATTATTTGTTACTGGTGTTTTATTATCCTTATCAACAGAATCAGGTATACCATCACCATCTGAATCTGTAAATAAACCGATAATCGCCATTAAACACGCAACAGCAGAAACACCTGTGAGTATACTAATTAACTGTTCTAACCTCGGTAAAAACTTTAATATCATATCAGGCTTATAATCATAAAATACACCTAAAACAACAAACACTATATCTAACACTATTGGTAATAACCATATAAGAGCAAGTATTCCTATGAAAACTTGAATTTTCTTAGGAATACCACTCTTAGCATTATTTAATAGTGTTTGGAAGATAGGTGTAACATTTTTTAAACCATTAAAATCCATAAGATACACCTCTCACCAATACTATCTATTTTATGAATATCTTATGTATATTTAATTGTTATCTACTATAAATGGTTAACAACCTCACTGGAGTCACACCCAAATGTATACAATAACTAATAAGCAGACCTTAATTTACCTGTAATAAAACTATACTCTAAATGTCTACCATCGTTAGGGAATTCATAGTAACCAGTGTTATTAAATTTAACCTTTTGATTACCACTGCCTACTCTAGCTCCATTATACTGGATAGTATCATAACCTAAGGTGACTTTATAACCACCTGTATTAGAATCATACACTTCTTTGAAAACTTGGTCTCTATTAATCTTAATAGATAAATAGTCAATACCCTCGAATGTTTCCGAATTAGTCATATTTTGTGGTAATTGTCCACCTTTATTTGATACATTTGTGAAGTCTAACTCTAAGCAAGAACCATTACCTACATAATAGTACCAAATACTAGGTAACTCACGTTGATAGTTGCCAGGACCTTGAGTACTGTAATCTAATTCAGTAAACTTAACCTTAATACCATTAGTAAACTCTTTTGCAGTATAGCTAATTTTATCAGCATACCCAGCACCTTCACTAACAGAGAATGTTCTATTTAAGATACCGAAACGTTCGTCTTCTTCAACATCCTCACTTACAGGGTCTGTTATAGGATTTTCAGTATTCTTAACTAAAGGTGCAATATTGTTATACTCGCTAATCAAATTAACTCTACCAGAAGAATCAGGAGTAGAAAGCAATAACTCTAATTTATCACCTTCTTGATATCCTATATTATCAAATACAGAACCACCATCTACCTTAAATAGACATAGTGACCCTCTCACACTTAATCTTAAAGAGTTACCTCTCTTAGCTATAAAGCTATATTTATAACTTTCTTTACTTACTCTTCTAGAAATCTTATTCTCACTAACCATAGTGCTAACGCTTTCATCATAATTAAGACTAAGAGTTAACTCTTTAACTAAACCTGTACGTAAGTTCTTTACTAAGCCAACACTTTCAGCAGAGTACTGATTTGAGTAAGAATTAAATACTCCCCTTATCTTGCTAAGATTTTCATTACTAGAAACATCAACTAAGTATTTAACATATGAAGTGAATGCACCAGGAATAGCCATACCCTTTTTGACATCATAAACAATCCTAATATAACTATCAGCTAAATTACCAGCAGTAGTTGTAACAGAAATATCCTTATCTCTAGTTACCCCTTTATTGGTAATTGATACAGTGTAATTATGAGTTCCAAATTTAAAAGGTATTTGATATCTCTTAAAGTTTTCACCACCGAAACCTACATAATATTTATTTTTATCTAGAGAACTATATTCTGTACTATTAATTGGTGCTCCTGTAATATCTAAAACAGAATTATCTGCTTTATCTTTTACTACTACACTCTCAGCACTAGAAAGAATCTTACTATCTTGAATAATAGTTTCAGCAAGTTTAATTAAGTCTGATGACTCTACAGTAGTTTTTGAATAATCAGCAGGTAAAAGACCTATGTACTTTAAATCATCTACATTTAAAGAAGTCCCACTTGTACTACCACTAGTACTGCTAGTATAGTTATTAATAGACTGTACTACATCTTCATCATTATTAGTACTGATGATACCTTTATTATTCAACGCAGTTTTAACATCAGACTTAAATTGAGTCAAAGTTTGATTATCTGACTTTAACGCTTTGTACTTTGTAATAAACTTGTCAATCTCATTAACAATTTCTTCTACTATCATTATATAGCCCTCTTACAACTTAGAATTGATTTCTTTTAACTTATTTAAAACATCTGTAAACATCTTATCTACCTCAGATGCCCTGTAAATAACTTTACCTTCTTTACTTCCACCTACACCATCAAGCTCCTTAGTTGATAACACGGCTCTAGAGACTCCTTTATCATCAAACCATGTTATCCTTGTACCGACTAGAGCCATCGGTGATTTTTGATTACCAACTTCAGTACCATTACCACTAGAACATTTAATTAAATTTCTAAATGCACCAGTTGTATCTGTACCATACAAAGGTATGTTATTAGGTAAAGAAAAGTTATCTTTTGTAGCTATATTATCTATGAAGTACATGTTAGAGTAATGGCAATATATATCTACACCAGAGTTTGTATTAACTGCCATATAGATGTTCTCATCTTTTACAGCAAAATCCTCTACCTCTAAACCACTTAATGTTTCTAGGAACTGAATTCCAACAGATGATTTATTCACCAAATACTCAGTAGCAAAAACTACCTGTCCTTTGTAAAATAAAGCACCATTGGAATCATTATTCTTAGAATTTACAGTCACTGCCTCATACTTAGTTTTAGTGAAACTAGCATCATAATACTCTAAGTTACGTGAAGAATTATCAACACCAGGAACAATAGATACATACGTATCAGTTTCATCATCATAAGCTAAATTAAAAGCCTTACCTGATATAGTCTTAGTTGTATCAATACTTAAATCAGGATTTAAGTAGGTAATCTGATTCACATTTACTGCACCATTAGTTACAATAATCTTATCTATCTTACTATTATAAGTTAATGTATTGCAATGACCTAACCTATTCTTATCTGTATACTGAACAGTCTTCGTCCTAGAAAAGTCTGTAGAATTTAAGTTGTATAATACTTGTGTGTTATTGTCAGAACTAATACATGCTAACACAAACTCCCTAGTTTTACTATTATAAGTAAAACCCTGACACTGAGTAATAGGTGCATTTAGTTTGAGTGTAGCAACTTTCTTAATATTCCTAACATCCCTAACTATGAAAGGAGATAGGTTTGGTAAAGTTATTCTACCTATTTTTACTCTTGCCATCTACTTAATCTCCCTCCAAAAGCCTACAATATCAAAAATATACCTCTTATTATTGCCTGTAACACCCCAACCCTTAATATCCCTAGAGTTGGGTTCCACATAAATACTATTGTTGTTAACATCAACAGCTGTTTCCAATAACCTTGTAGGTACAGGAGCGTTTGCTGGTAGTGTAGCGATGACACTACCATTACCACTAGCTTGTGTCATCTTAATATCTAAGTGTAGTTTGCCAAAACCACTAATAGGACTATACTCTAAATAACCCCTACCTTTACCAGCTGCACCTGCAACAGCAATACCCCATACAACATCATAAACCTTAGTAGTACCATAAGGTATTGTATCAGCTGTAGATGTACTAGATGGAGTATTTGTAGCATTAGACTCAGGATATGTTATGTCAACATAAACGTCACCATTGCTCTCAACAGAAAAATCAAATGTAGGAATACCACTACCTTTAGGTATTTTACTTGCAACAATACTTAACTCTTCCTTTGTAGCGGCTTGTGTTTTAATTGCCTTAATATCCCTACCAACAGTTTGTGCTAACTCCTGTATATTCTGAACTAATTTAGTAGTCTCAGCCATAAGCAATCACCTACTAACTATCACGTGCTGTCGTATATACACTCACCAAATCCACTGTAGGGTCGCCAATACCTAAATTAGAACATGCTTGTTGTTTTTGAGCCGTAGATAAAGACTGTGCTTGACTATAATCTAATTTGTTAGCAACAGATGTAGTCAACGCTGTTGTAACAGTCTTATCACTATTTAAAGCTTCTTGAACTTCCTTAAATGTATCCATAGTCGCATCAGCACCATTAACAAGATTAGTAACAGCCTCTTGAATTTTATCTGTTAACTCTTGTTTAGTTGCCATAGTACTTAAATCAACACTAGCTTTAATAGTGCCATCTGCATCTAATGTAATACCACTGCCAGCTGTTAATTTGTTTTGTTTAGTATCTAGTTTAGTATTTAAACCTGCTGTAGTTGTGTAGTCACCTAACTTAGTTGTCAAAGCACTGTTTTCAACATAATCTGACAAGTCTACAGTAATCTTAGTTAAACCTGTGCCAATATCCTTATTAATTGAAATTTTACCCTCAGCAGTCAACTTATCCTGTTTAGCTTGTAACTTTGTATCAACAGCTTGCTCTGTTACAGCACCACCCTGAGCAGTAACGATATTAGCTTTAACCTCGTTGATAGCTTCAACGATTGAAGATTGATTAGTCGTAGACAAAGAGCCTAACGTACCAATTTTATCATCTGTAGTTTTTACAGATGCTTTAATATTTTTTACATCCGTACCCAACTGAGTCGCAAGATTCTGTAAATTATCCTTTAAATCTGCCATTAATTTTCACCCTTAGCCAGTAAATACAACGCTGTTAAATCAGAAATATTCTCACCCTCATTAACAACAATCTTTTCTGTTGAAACTGATATCACATTTGTCTCTTCATTTAATAAGATACCATTTCCAGCAATTAACTTATCTTGTTTTTCCTTTAGCATATCTTTAACTTCATCTTTTGTAACTTTAACTCTATTAGAAGTCTCTAATGTACCATTATTAGTATTTATCCCATTATGTGAAGTGATATTAACATAATTTGAGTTGATACTAACTTTATTGAACGTACCACTAGATTTAATTATACCCTCATTCATTCTGTAAATACCTCATCACATATCTGTTTTAATACTCTGAAAGGATAAATCCGTGTGCTATAAATATTTGTATCATTTAGTAACTTATACCGAAGTTGTACATTAACAACACTAGGACTGAACATATATGTCTCTAACTCACTTAGAGGTACATACACTAAATTAGTCGTCTTATTAATTTTTACATCTTCAAGTTTTTTCTTCAGTACGGTGATACCTTGTGAGAAATACACAATTAAACTATCTATATTCTCAACACTAATACCCCTACCCATGCTAATTTCAAGAGTAGGGGTAGTACCTCTAAAAAAAGTATTGCTTTTCATGGAACTACCCCCTACCTTTGTAACACTACCTATATATAATTTAATAACAAACAATGATTATGAATTTAAAATTAAAATCTAATCAATCCACAACTCAGCACCATTTGTAAATTTAATCCTGTCAACAGCTTCTAATGGACTAGCACCACCTAAAGGCTTCCAACCATCAGTGCCTGTATTATTAAGTGCTATATAAGACTTACCACCACTCACAGCTAACTGACCAACAAAGTCAGGTTTAACTTCTATAGACAACTTAACTAACTCAGCCTTCTTAACAAATGCATCATCTGTTTGTTTCTTAGAATAAATCGCACTCCCATAATGTTTGGTAGATAGTAATGAATATGATGCATCACCACCATCCCACGTTTTAACATCTTTACCAATTAAAATAGTATTAGTCGATTTATCACCAATTTCAGACGAACCAGATTTGCCAACCTTAGCCAAGCTTATCTCTTTACCATCAGCAGTTAAACCAAGCAATGGTGAATTGTTAGCAAGCAACAACCTATTTACTTTCATATTATTGATGTGTATAGAGTTGAATTTATTGTGCATACCACTAAAGATATGAACATTATGTCCTTCTAACACAGCAAAATATACTACACCATTCTTAATATCAAAGTCCTCAATCTCATAAGCCTTATCTATATCAACTACAGTCTTAACATTACCAAACACGTCAAATTGGAATATTTCATGTAAACTAGCACACATAATTGTACCATTATAGAACATAGCACCATTGTTATTATAGTCTTTTGTTAAGAAATCAACATCAAACTCTTTTATAACAGCAAAATTGCTATCTAGAATATATACATGTCTAACTCCTGTAGTTCTATCGCCAGGCATAATAGAACAATAACACTTAGTGATAGGGTCATATGCAAAATTATATTTCTTAACCTGTGCAGAATCAGTATGTACACCTGTAATTGAGTAATTGTTATCCAACTTAGCCATCCTAAATGGATTAGAATTAGTATCACCATTACAAACATATAAAGTATTAGTATCTTTATTATATGTCATCGTGTTACAATGACCTAACTTTTCTACATCACTAAAATCTACTCTACGTTTTTGAGTATTTAAATCATCACCATCTAAAATATACAGTACTTGATTTGTATTGTCTGAATTAATAGTCGCAAGTACAAACTCATTTCTATTAGAATTATAAGCAAAACCCTGACACTGATTAACCTTATTTGTATCTAACTCCACAGACCTTACATATTCAATATTAGTAGGTGAAGTAATGAACATATCATCATTCTTAATGAAAGGAACTTTATTATTAAAAGAACCTAATACAATAACATCCTTACACTCACCAATAAAGATGTTCTTAGACAACTTATATACACCAGGACTAATAATTAAGATTTTACCCCTAGCATCATTAACGCACTGCTCAAACTTAGCTGTATCATCAACAACACCATCAGCACCCATCTTATACTCTTCTGTAGCGACAATGTCGCTATGACCAGTCCTAAGATTAGCTAACCTAGTATCTACAATATTATCAATCTTAGTGTTAATTGCCTTAGAGGATTCTTTAATCTTATCATCTACATCTTTTGCAGTAACAGTAGTAATAGCACCTAACTTCCTCTTAGCCTCATCTATATAGTTATTAACTGTATTAGATAAAGTTGAAGTTGCTTCTGTAACCTTTGTATTTACAACTCTCTTAGCTTCCTCAGTAATAGATAATACTTTAGGGTCTACCTTCTCATTAATCATCCTAGTAACAGCTGTATCAGATAATGTACTACTTAACCTACTATTAATGATAGGTGTAACTACTGTATCAACCCTCTTAGATACCTCTCTAGAAAGACTGTCATCTACAATACTAGAAACCTGTGTTGGAACTGAACTAGCAAGCTGTTTAGTAACCTCTGACTCAACCTTAATAGGAACTTTAGCGTCAAGTTGTTTAGTAACCTCACTAGACATCATAGCAGGCCCCTGTAAACCTACCTCTTTCTGCACAAGCGGCCCTATAGAAGAACCTACATGAGATACTACTAAATCATCAATCTCACTAGAAGATAATTGCCATATAGACTGTTGTGACCATTTACCACTAGATGTAGCACTACCACTCTCTTTACAGAACCACATGGTACATTTATCATCTGAATTTAAGATATCTAAGTTATAGATAATATCCCCTGCTTGCCAAGCATCACCTGTATAAGGACGTTTCTCTGTACCAATAGGATATCTGTAATCATTGTAAATAAAATGTACTACATAATCTTGAAACTTATTCCTATGTACATCGACTGTTAACTTATGTATGGGTGGATTCTCAGGTATAGTAAACTGACCACCACCATTAGCTTTAAGATAGTCGACAACATCCTCTATCTTCTCTTTAGTAAAGTCATCATTTCCTGTGTATAATGACATAGGCACAGTAGGTAATGACTTTAACACATCTTCAAGTGTTAAAGTCTCACCACTATCTGTAACTATCTCAACCATTTTATACGGAATTTTATACATCTATACCTACCTAATCTATATTAAACTTTCTAGGCCACCCAGTAACACCAACTAATTTACAGTTTTCATCCCACGTGATATCAGCTATACTTGTTGAATGTGTCGTGTCCCAATTCAACTTCAAACCCCACCACAACTGATGTTTATTCAACAGATAACAATTTCTAGGTACACCTGATTTTTCAAGTGTACGTATCGTATTATAAAAATCTGAAACATTAAACGAACAAGAAACTGAAAAATCATTATTATTATCTGGTGTTAAATAAAATGTCACTACTTTGTAGTTATCCATTGACTTTGCTAATCTTAAATTTCTATTTCTAGCATCCTCTTTTGATAATACAACACCTTTAAATAAATAATCAACTTTATCAAAATTATCAGGGTATACAGGGTTAAAAATTCTATCTACAATAGCGTTATCACTATTTCCACCCCTAGTATACAACTGACCAGAATTCTGCTCAATCCATATCTGCGTTACCTCATTTGTATCATCAATACCAGGCGGTATATTAATCAACTGACCATACTGAGTAGGTTGATTTTTTATCACATACTGAGTGTAATACGTAATAAACATACCTAACTTACTAATCTCAGAATTTGTTGATGGTAATGGGAAGTTTTCAGGCTTATTATGTAACATAGCGAAAGATGTATGAGCATGATTATTAGGGTCAATATTCACAAATCTTCCACCTAATGACTCAATAACTCTTAAATCACCACTAACCTTAGTATCAACAGATGTTCCACTACGATAAGAAATGTCACCACCTCTATAATAGAATAGATTACCTTGTGAGTTACTTATCAAGTCACCATAACTATAAGTCCCACCCTGTTTCCACTCTTTAACACCACCAATACCATTATTGGATGATAAATCTAACCAATCAGATTTATTTGAAGAACCTAAAGCAAAACCTAAGCGTTTATTTGTTTTATCATAAGCGAATTGACCTTCAAAATCAGGTTTGTTATCTAAATTACCACTCCGATTAAAATGGTCTATAGATGCATACCCACCAGTACCATCAGAAATGTACCCAAGTTTTCCACCATACTTGGTAGCAAGTTGTGTACCAATAACCTGACCTCTCGTTGTATTAGGATATGTTGGTGTAGTGGCTACGTCTTGAAATCTAACCTGCCCACCACCTGTTGTTTCACTTGATGTGTTTTTAGTTGCGGCACCATTAACATTAATATCACCCTCAGTAGCATAATACATAATACTCACAAGATTATCAACAGTATTTGAACCAACAACAGTTACTGTAGAACCCTCACAAGAACGAATACCATACTGAGCATTACCTTTAAATGTACATGTATCAACTGTAACTATAGACCTAAAAGCATCAATGTGTATAGTTTTAAATGTTGAAGTATTGCTTTTATTTGCAATAGCACTATTAGTGATAAGGAATTTACATCCCTTAAACATAACTGTAGCATCTGAAATTCCAACACTATTGAAACTATAACTTAATTTACTAACAACATCATTTGTGTATAAATTATCTCCTATACTGAATGTGATATTATCAAATGTAACATTATCACACATCGTAACATATGTAGGTGGTAGTATAGCCTCACTATTACCTGTGTTAACAAACCAAACTTTACCTCTCAGACCAGCAAGCCTAAGAATTGTTGATGTACCACTAGCAGGACTTAAAAAATTGTAATTTCTAACGTCTCTAGTATAATCACCAGGTGCTATATTAACACGAATCTCACCCATACTAGTAATATGAGCATACCTTACAGCATCTGTTAAATATTTAAATGGCTTATCTTTATCACCAGTACTATCATTCCCACTATAACTAGCATCTACAAAGATATGACCACCAGACTCAGCTGTTAAATATGCACAATTATCAGGATAACCAACCTCTAATTTTTTATTGTATGAAATATTGTCACTAAGTGAGCTATAAGAAATATGTATATCCTCTTTCTGATTAGCTAAGAAATATACATTTGAACCCATATCAAATAAATAAGCTTGATAGTTGAATTTAGTACACAAAGCTAACTGCCACTGATTAGCGGTAATAACAGCATCCCTAGGACGCAACTTTCTAAATGATAATGGCATAGATGCTATTGAGTGATGATTAGACTTTAGCAAGTCAATATTAGATGGAAGTATATCTATATACTCTCTCATTACTTCTTTATCAGCATCACCCTGTGTTAAGAAATTCCTACCAATATAAGAAACTAATAAACAAATAGATGTATTGTTATAATTCTCATTAACCCAACTAGAATTATGTTTGGCTATAGCTGTTGTATCATTATTATGGAATAACAACTTAGCACCATGAAAATCAACCTCACCTGTAGGTGCTGAACTAAATGGAATATTTCTAGTTGTTGCTACATTTTTATGCTCGTCATAAGCATATTTTAAAGCATCACGGGTCATACCATAAGCACCTGTAATACCATTAGGATATTTGGTTACATCTTGTACATAAACCTTACCAACTAAACCCTCATTCATTAAGCGAATTGCATTCCCATAATGGTCTTTGTGCCAATGAGTGATTAACAAGAATTCAAACTTAGTAATACCATTCTCACCCATAGAACGTTTAATTGAATTATAACCACCATCACCTGTTGATTTAGAGAAAGTATCAACCATAAACCAATACTTTTTATCAATACCAACAAAGATACAATCACCTACATCAAAAGTACTAGCATCATCCCCACTCTGCTTAGCACCAAACATAGGGTAAACGACATCTAATGATTTCTCTGATGACACCTCATCTATCTGTGCTTTAATACTCTTTACCAACTCTTTTAATTCATCAATATTTAAAGTTGTTAAGATGTACTCACTACTACCAATTAAGTCTTTTAACTTTTTATCTAGAGCAGTAACACTTGTATTTACTTTTTCATACTCACTTTTTAGTCTTGTCAAATCAGTAACAAGACTTGCAGTTGAATTATTTGTGTACAATGAATGAGTTTGTTGTAAAGAAGAATATAACTCAACAAGCCTTGATTCTAAATTTCTAGCAGAATCATACTGTTCTTTAGCATTGGCTACCACAGAACTAATATCTTGTAAATATTGATGTAAATCATTCTTAATAACATTAGATTTAATTGTTACAACCCTTACATCATCCGTAGCTTTTCTATCAAATAACAACTCAATCTCTGTAGGAGAATTTTCTCGATAATCCCTATCTTTCCATTGAAGTACACCATTACAATACACGAACACTTGATTACTATTATAAGGTGTATTTAATGTAATGACCTTATTGTCACTACCACTAAAGTTTTCAACCTGATACTTATCACCCAAAGATAGTATAATGTCTCGAAGAATGTTGAACTGCTCATCATAAATCTTCCATATCTCCTTAAATGAGTACCCATTCCCATTTATTGTCTTAAAAGGTTTAATTTCCACTAACTACTACCCCTCTTACACCTTTAACTCATTAATAGCACCAGTAATTGTTTTACTAGTTGTCCTTAACACATCATTACCAACTAATATATCTATCCTATCAACTGTACGTGATAATCTATCAACTGTACTAGATAATGTATTTACAGTCGTAGATAATGTGTTTACAAAATCCGATATAGACTCTAAAGCTACAATGCTTTTATCTAACCGATTAACAGCATCTACTACATTCTTTGAGTTACGTACTGTTATATTACCACTACCCATTTTATCATTAACAGACTTTAACTCTTCTTTAGTTGCTATCTTTGAAACACTAGAAAAAGAACCATCTCTATTTGTCTCAAACACAACATTCATAGTATGATTTATTCTTGTATCAACAGAAACCATCTGAGTCTCAACCTGTTGTACCCTATCAGGTAATGGAGCGATACTCATACTAGCTAAGTCTTTAATCTCTGTATAGGTCTGACCAAAACATGCCCTAGTTAAGTAATTAGAAACCTTTTCTAAAGCCCTAACATCTGAAACACTAGCCACACCCTGTGTACTAGCCAACTCTTTTAAGTAGCTAGATGCTAATGATTTTACTAAATCACCAGCAATATTATTAAAATCACTCTTTAAAATAAAAAGAGTATTACTTTCTGTTTTTGTATACACGTCATCATCAGCCTTAGACTGATTGATAAATGTAATAGGATTGTCTTTGAAGATTCCCTTTAAAATCTCTGAAATCACTTTTATCTTATCGATTGAGTATTTACCAAATGTATCGGGCCCCCAAAGTTCCTCACCATTTTCTGATTCTATTCTTGTTGACATACCCTATATAGCCTCACCCATGATACTATGTGCTATCCTAGAGAAATATTGATTATTGAAAATATAATCGCCAACATCTCTCAAAAAACAGAAAGTATCATTGTCTCTTCCCTCTAACTTAAAATGCTTAACACCATTATCTATTAATAAATTAATTTCAGACTCAGACATTGACACACCCAACAAAGGAAAACGCTCTCTAACGTCTAAACACCAAGTATTAATTGTATCTAACTTAGCTTCCTCTAAAGAGCAATCACCACCACTGAGTAATTTTTTGCTTAAATCAACCTGAGCCTTATAATGCTCACCAGCCATAGGACAATCAGGGAAACACCTATGATTAGTTATGAACTCAACCCTATCAATATGCTTTAACCCATGAATTAAATTAGCATCATTCCATTTATTAGGGTTCACTACCACAATATCAAATAAATCAAACAACCTATTATAATAATCTACATTATCCTTACCTAACCCAACTTCAACAGACGGCTTAACTTGTGATGAAATTAATTCTAAAGAGTTGTAATTATTGTAGATGTATTCACCTAACAACTCAGATGTCAAAATAATACCATTCATTCTAACACCATATTTTTGATTGTTATCCTCTAAATGTTGCATAAGTTGATTAGAAACACTATCTTTTAATTCATCCTTAGTTACGTACATAGAAGAAAATGTCAACCTACAACCAACACCTAACTGATTATATCTATCAATAATCTTAAAAGCATCTTCCATTGATGCATCTTTAGGTGTAACCCTACCACCAACTAAAACAGTTGGTATAGTACCAAATACATACTTTATAGGGTTATCTAAACCCAACTCTTTCATCACAATAAATAACTTTTGTATATAATCATCATGTGAATATAACGCACCAATATTCCAATCAATGTTGTCAGAATTGTATCGTCTTAAAACACCCATTATTTTCCCTCTTTTGTATCTTTCAATTCTTCACGTATAGATGATAACTCACTAGATAAACTTTCTATCATCTGCATTGCTTTATTTAAAGTGTCAGTTGTTACAGCTAAATCCTCTTTAGCCTTAGCCAACTCTAACCTAGCATCATAATTCTTTTGCTCTTCATCTGTCTTCTTAAACATCGTACAGAACATTCTTTGTACTCTTTCAGGCATATTAACCCCCACTCTTATCTTATGTAATAAAAATATAGAGATGTAGTCATAACCACATCTCTATACTATCAATACTATATATACTTGAAATCTTAAACTAAAATTATAGATTAAGTCCTATATTCTTTTTCTTTAAAGATACAAGCAAGCTTTTTAACTCTAGGACGATTAAATGCCTGTGTAGTATTTAAGTCAATTCTAATCTTGAAGAACTTAGAACCCCTAGATGCATTATTAGTAACCATACTATTAATCTTATTAATATTCCATGTATACTGTTTAAACTCCTCATCTACATTTGTAATAGAATCCAAAGATACAGTTTTAACAGTATTACCACTAATATTAACAGTAGTATTATCAGTTGCTAATTTTACCCAATCACCATCTTCTTTATCCATATAAAATACTTCCATAGATGTATTTTGTGGTAAAGCGGCTTGATAACTAATCTTCAATGCTTGATAAGGGTTAGCGAAGTTTGTCTCATCAATAGATTTAGAAATATATGTAGATTGTTTACTATCTAAGAATGTACGTAAAGCAACCCTATCTCTAGCAATAAATGGTGAAGTACTAAAATCAGTTGTAATTTCAGCCTTTAAGTCAATATTCCTAGCATAAGACTGTAAATCCCTAAATACCAAAGTATCAATACTCAACCAATCAGACGGAACCTCACCAGCACCTGTTTTAGTGAAACGATAGAACCATTTCAAACCTGTTCTACTAGAAGATACGTCTTTACTATCACTATCGCTATCAACTTCATAAGAAGCATCCAACATAACACCAGTAATATCAGTTAAAGGTACGTTATTAAATACAATCTCACCATTACCTGTATATTGAGTACGATATAATTTAAACATCAAATCAGTACCTTGATGTGCTGTCCATGTACTAGCATTAGAAGAACTGAATAATACACCAGTAGCATATGGGTTAACAACTAATTGCTCATTCTTACCTAAGAATTTATCCCCCATATTAGCTACGTACATTTCATAGTCGTTACTATCGGAAAGTACTACAAAACAATAATACTGCTTAGCATAACAATATACAGGCTGATTCAATACTACCTCAGTAACTACAGGAACATTCTTATCTGTAGGAATTTTAACATCTTTAGGGTCAATAACTACCTCAGCATAAACTTTTTCACCAGGATAGCCATTAACCATATTACGAATTTGTAACACAGCAGGTCTTGTAGAAGATTTTTTAGCAAAGTATAAATCCAACTTAACTAAGTTTCTATCATACACATTATCCATAATGAATGACTGTGCCAATGGGTCATTAGCATATAAGTTATCAACCTCAACCAACACTTTATAATGTTGTGTAACAGCAGTTGTATTTGTAACAGTTGTTGTTAAAATAGTACCATTAGCGGTATAGTTAGCTGTACCTGTATGAACCTCACCACTAGAATTTGTAGCTTGCATTTGGAAAGCTACTGTACCACAAGGAGTTTTATCCGGCACAGTAAACTTACATGTTACAGTACCATTACCATCAGCATTAACTGTTGTATATGTTTTACCCTCAACAACATAAGACGTACCTGTTGTGCTTGTACCTGTAGAAGTTAAACTAATAGGTCTACCATTAAATAAACCTCTAATATTCCTAGCGTTCGGCCCAAAAGCAAAACCTTTAACTTTTACATCCTTAACACGCATATACTCATATACTGACTTAGCTACTGACTCAGAAACACTATTAGAAGTTGTAACCTCACCCTTAGTTGTTGTTTCCTTACGTTCAGTACGCATATAACCTCTAAGATTTTTAGTAGCATTTCTAGACCAATAACCATGACTATATACTTTAGTTGTTGTATCGTATTTAACATCCTCAACAGTATTAAATACATTAATTTTATTCGTGTTAACCCAATTATCGATAGCAGGGTCTAACTCAATCTTACAAAGCGGCCCATAACTAGCATAAGGGTTAACATTCATAGTACCTGTAGCATATGTTTGACTAACTGCCAATACATTTTGATATGGTGCAGAAATAATATTACCAAATGTAGCATAACTATCACTTGACCTATCATCAATCGTCATATCAACACTACCAATAGTGGCAGATGTTGTCAACTCACCTCTATCAAAGTCAATACAAGCTGTATAGGATAATCTACTAGCTGTATCTGTATATGTTAAGTCAGATTTATTGATATTTTCAAAGCTATCAGTAAAGTAACCAGATAGACTTGATAAATCCTCACCAGCCTCAATACTACGTTCCATATCTAAGGATGCAATGCTATCTTCTAACTTATTAATCCTACGCATCATTAATAACAAGTTATCCTGTGTTAACCTAACCCCATCATAATTTGTTACACTAGACAATTTTGTACCACTTGTATTTGTACCCAAAGCATCAGTAGGATATACATCTACATAACCTAATTCTAAATATGCTGATGAACCATTATAAGGAATGATTAAATCCTCAACCCTATCAGGTGTACCCTCAATAACACTCAAATAACCATCGCTATCTAACAAAATTAAATCACGTCTAGCTAGTGTAAAGTTATATGTAAAGTACATCAAAGAGTTTTCTGTAGGTTTACTACCATTATCTAACAATACAATATATGAGCCATCAACTGTATTTTCAACCCTAAAATCTGTACCCTCACGCATAGAATAATTGAAAATATAGTCAACATAATATGTAGTACCTTGTACAGGTTCAGTAGCACCATCACCTGTCAAAGACCAATCCACTTGGTCTGAGTATAATGAGTAATCCCTACCAGCAACGTATACAGTTTCTTTATTGTTTTGTGCGTTTTTAGTATAAACACTAACAATACTTTGTACAGGTGTATTATTTAAAGCCTCTTGACCACCTTTAACATTACCCCTAAACTTACGTTCGCCTGTTACAAGAACACTAGCAGTAAAGTTTTGAATTGATGCTACTGGTGAATTAGAAAGCTTATATTTACGAATTGAAGATTTAAAATAGTGAGATTCACTTGTAACTACCCTAGTAGATTTTGATTTATTCAATAAAATACTACTCATAGCTGGCTTAGTTACGTCATAACCACGAATATAAGCCTTACCAGCACTCACATACAACCGAATCTTGTCACCTTCATCTTCAGTAACAGACTGTAGGTCTAACCCATCTACTTTATAGTTACCATTTTCATCATATGTACGTCTAGCAAGTACATCATTTAAAATGGAATAGTTATCTGTTTTAGCCTCTTTTACTACAACTCCATCATTTAAGTTGTATACTACAGCAGAATAATCACCCAAAGCACTAGAATCGCTAATAACTGAGAAAGCTACAACTTGTTTTAACCGATTAGCACCAACTTGATTGTAGTTCTCAGCATTTTGGGCAGGGTCACGTAAAGAACTATCTTGCGTAGCAGTAACAACACTAGTAACTAATGTAGCTACAACTCTCTCTTTACCAACACCTGTGATAGCTAATTTAACCTCTTCTGTATTACGAATTAAACCACCTAAATAAATCCTACCAGCACCAATAGTAATAAAATTATTAGCTATATTTACTTCGCAACCACTAATGACAAACCCATCTTTATATAAGGAATCGCCAATACGTGATAAATAATCCTCTTGAATAGACTGAATTTCATTAAACTCAGATGCCTGTTCTGCCCTACCAGGGATAGCTAAAACTCTAGTATACCCAGCTTTCCGATGCTCTGAATTTACGTCATCATACCTATCATAATAAGGACTTTGTGAAACAACGCTCATCGATATCTCCTAACATTTCACGACTAAAACTCTAAGATAATTTTCAATTTTTCCCTAACATCACTATCACGATATACAGGCTTCCTAAAGTCAATTACCTCTAATAAACCTTTATCTGATACTTGATTAGGTAGAAGATTGTACACATTACCCTGAACAGAACCAGCTTTCTTTAAACCAGTATAAATACCAACCTGACGATATGGTTTATCTGTTGGTAACTCATCATAAGATAACTCAGTTGAGATATATACCCACCTAGCACCCTCAGTTACAGCATCTGTAGGTGAAACGATTCGCCAATTCACACCACGATATTCCAAAGAACCATTATCATCTTGAACTACCATAGCCTTAAACTCAGCTTTTTTAAAACCAACAATCTCTTTCATGTCATCTGTATTTTTAGGTACAGGTGGATTATTTTCATAATCCCTCGCTGTATCAAAATTATCAATATCACTAGCACTCCACGGAGTAGATTTACCAATAGCGAAGTAAATGTCATCTTTATTGTAAAAATCTAATGCCCTAGAAACATGTGCCTTTAACGTACAAATAGCCAAAACTGTTCCCCCATTAAATATATTTTCTATATACTAAAATAAATTATACTATTATATATTACTTAAACACCTAAGAAATACTACTAAATGAAGTATGTGTAAACTCTAATCTAACAGGTAAATCTTTGTCTGTATTTAATTCAACACCATGAGAATAGAACTCATCTCTATAATCCCACTCATGTAAATCAGCTACATCATCAACTGAATATAAAGAGTCACTAGGTAAAATAGGCTCTGCTTCAACAAAAGCATCAACAACACTAGTAGTTATACCACTCATCTTACCATGCTTAGACCTTATAGATGAATTCTCACTACGTATTGCAGTTAGACGTACCTCTTTATGTACGTCTAAATCTAAACTGTTACTATAAACACTATTAATATCACGTGTAATAGAGTCAATGCCTTTATTATTATACGTATCTAAATACTCACCAGTGTCAGCCTTTTTATAACTACTATCTGTTAAACTATCATTCCCATCAACAGAAAACTTATTCGTTAACACAGAAATAGGTAACGTAGAACATGCCATATTCATAATATATTCGTTATTTGTAATATTAGTCAAATGACCACTATGATACCTACGTCCCCTAGTCTCACTATGAATAAGAATGTCCGTTACGATAAATATGTACATATTTTAAATATTACACACTTACACTTTGATATACCTCACGATATATCTTCCTTTTTCATCGTGTCCCACCTTGCATATGCTACTATGGTTTGTATAACACTCCAAAGGCTTAAATTCCCTAGTAACGATAGGTACATATATAGAATATCTTTTATTTGATACCATCTATATTATATTTAGCTAGATTAATTGATGCATTAATATCTCTATCAATAACATTACCACATTCATCACAACTATATACTCTATCAGACAATGTTAAGTCTCTCTTAACATTACCACAACAGCTACAAGTCTTAGAACTAGGATAAAATCTATCTGCTATTACAACTTCAATTCTATATAATTCAGCTTTATACTCTATTTGCCTTCTAAATTCATATAACTTTGAATCAGAAACTGATTTAGAAAGATGTTTATTCTTCATCATACCACTAACATTTAAATCCTCTAAAACTATACGAGATGGTTTGGTTTTCACTATCTCAGTAGTTGTTTGATGTAAATAATTAGTTCTGATGTTTAATAATCTCCTATATAACCCTTGAATTATATGTTTTTGTTTTTGAATGTTTTTACACAAATCTAGGTCTTTTTTATATTTAGGTCTATTCTTATTGTCACAATAACTTGTATTTATAAGAATTTTACGTGAGAATTTACGTTGCTCACGTTTTAACTTTCTTTCTAACCTCTTAACCTCATAAGTTTTATTGATATTATGATACTTCTTAACTACAGTACCATCTTGATTAGAAACAACAGCTAACTCTTTAATACCTAAGTCTATACCAAGTCTATTATCTAACAATTTAGTATCTACCCTACTAACCTCAAAACTAATAGATAAATACCAAAATTTACCATCATATGTAATTCTAGACTTACGATATTTTTGATTCTTACCTATCTTAGGTAATGATTCTCTAGTCTTTACAACACCAATCTTTTCGCCATGAAATCCGTTTGGTGTTCTTTTTAAACTCTCATAATTTACATAGAAACTAGGTTTAGACTTCTTCTTAGACTTAAATTTAGGATAACCTTTGTTATGTTTAAAGAAGTTCTGTAATGCTATGTTGGCGTCTTTGACACCTTGTTTCATTACATTACTTCCAACTTCTTTAAGCCATGTATGTGTAGTCTTTTTAAGATGATTATTAATATACTTTCTAACATCTTTTTCAGATATATACTTAGGTTTACTGTTATCTTCTAACCATTCTTGATATACCCTATAACTCTCCGATAAAAAGTAATTATATGACCATCTAGCAACACCAACACTCTTCCAAAACAAAACCTCTTGCTCTTTTGTCGGTAATAACCTAATCTTAACTGACCTATATATTTTATTATCGTTACTATTTAATTTTTCTTCCAAGTTGACACCTCCTTTCTATACAATTTAATTATATAGAATACATCGAGAATGTCAACTTTATATGTAATATTATAATTTAGACATATTTATCTTATTCACACTAGAACGCAACTTCTAATGCAGTCTTACTATCACTAGCAGACCTCTTATGCTTTCACATAAGCGTAGACTATATCTTCATCCTACCTA